ACGTTATTTAGGGCTTGTAAGGCTTGTGTAGCCTGTTTAACACCTTGGATGTAATTATCCTGGGCTTTTTGATATTGAGCCGTATCGGAAGTATTCATAGCCATTTGAGCAGCTAAAGGATTGTCTGCAGCAAGTTTAGGTGCACCAGAAGAAAGGTCAGTTGCCTTACCTCCTGCCCTATCAATCATGTACTGTTTAAACATTTGAGCGCCCTGCTCATCCCCCTTAAAGAATGAGTCAATTGTTACACCAAGAGCACCTCTACGAATAGATGCCTGGGTCTGCTCTACAGTTGCTTTTCCTCTTCCAGCAGTTAGTCTCTGAGCAAGTTCTTCAAAAATTTGACCTTGACTTTTTTCTTTACCAGTATTCAAGTCAGCAGTATAAATACCAAAAGTACGAAGAGTTTCGGCTGCACCTCTTGCAGAAGTCATGCCTTCAATTGAAGCAGCAGCTTCTTCATTTGAAATGTTCATATAGCGGCCAGCATTAGCTACAGCAGTTAATGTTTGCTGATAAGTGCTTCCTTCTTTACCGCTAGCTGTCATACCTCTGCTGGCTAAGTATTGTGCTACTTTTGCATCTGAACCAACTGATGTCAATCCACTAAGTTTACTTAATGTTCCAAAAGTTGCATCTTCAACGGCTTTTCTACTGGTGCCATTATATACTCCAGAATTGTAATATGCCGTTGCCCTGTTCATTGTAGGTTCAATTCCTGGTAGGAATGACGACATAGCATTAGAAAGGCCAGTAAATAGCTTTACGCTATCTGCAGGACCGTATAATCCAGAAGCAGTAATCTCCTGAGCAGCAGGAGACATGTTATTAAATCTGTTAAAACTACTAAATGTAGTTACACCCTGAATAATAGAGCGTCTTCTGTTTACTATTCTAGAGTTTGTGTTGAACTGTTTTACATAGTCATCCGGACTAGACGGGCCAATAGCATTTCCATCAGAATCATAAGAGTAGCTTGGGTCTCTAACTCCACCCTTTTTCTTAATAGGCATAGCCTTATTTGGAGTTGAGCCTGGAACAAAACTAAAATCGGATAATGAGCCGCTAATAATACTTTTATTACCAACACCATTGTTTTTTTGCCCAGCTTTGGTCATTCCACCAGAAGCTTTACCAACAGCCTCAGAGCTTTTTTCAATGCTCTTCCAGTCCTTAGACATTTTGTCTACAATTTTAGACAATTCACGAACAGACGTGACAAGTGAGGAGATATTGCCCATTTCAGCCATTAACTTTTACTCGCTATTCTTCCTAAGTTTCCAGCTATTGAAAGCCAGTTAGTTCTTTCTCTTGGTGAAAGGTCTTTAATTTCATTTAAAGACCATCCAACAAAACTTGTTGCTAGTTGAGCCCACTCATACATTAGAGAGCCATATTTCGATACTTTAGAGTCGAAACAAAGCTCCTAAATTAAATGGAACCACAACCTTTCCTTCACAATCAGGGCAGTCTAGTACTAAATCTTGGAACTGAGGACCAGGACTACGCTTGTCCAATTCTTCAGAAATCTTACGACGGTCAAGAAGTGGTAGGTTTTGCGCTTGCATTTTAGAAATAACAGGTCTTCCATCAATTTCCATGATGGTACTTCCTAAAAGAATTGTGGTTAATTCAGGACCTGTTTTATCAACATTAGCAATTAGCTCACGTTGAGCTGCGCCTGTAGGTAGTGAGACAAGGTACTCATTTACTTTACCTTGAACTGTAAACCTTCTATCTTGAATCGGGTCCACCAGTACTTTGACTGGTACATCTCTGTCTACATTCACAGCAGCAGTTTTAATCTCTAGACAATCATCACAATAACCAGGAAGCTCTGCCTCAGCTCCAAAAGTAGCTTTAAAAATACCAAGCATTAAAGCGTCACGGTCACCAGCTAAAAGATTATCAAAAATTACTTCGTCTACTTTTTGCTCTCCAACTTTAACTGTTGCTCTGGTAAGAATGGTAGAAAAAGCCTTAGCTAGAGTTCCTGATTTGCTAATAAATTCTTCATCTTTTCCAGTCAACTCACGAACTTCGGCGGTCTTGATGACCTCCCCAGTGGGGGTTAGATACCCACCAGGGAGATTCACCAAAACGTTTGAAGGATAAGTGATTGTAATTACTTCGGATTGAGGTTCAGACGCAGCCAGTACTTGGTTAATAATATCGTTATTAAGTTCAGCACCACTTGCGGTTTTAATATTGTTTTCCATTTATTTTCCTTTTTAATTAAAAAGCTTTTGCTGAGCCGGCCTTTGTCAAGTCCTGTCCCCAGCTCATGTCAAAGCCTTCGTGAACTAGTGTTAGCTGCTCTACAAATAGGGCGTTGTCACCTGCGTTTAGGTCAGAATACGCAACGCTGGTTGGCCAGCAGTTGTATACCTGAAAACGAGCTGAAACGTGGTCCTTGTAAGCATTTGCTCCACCAAGTGTTAGTTCTTCGTTATTTCCACCTGAACCAGCAATTGGGTGTGTTAGCACTGCAATCTCTAGGTCTGCGCGGAAGTTTTCACCAGTCTTACTTGTAGTGCCGTTTTGAACGGTTGCAAACAACTTACGCATCCAGTCCCAGTGCTGTGAAGTACCAAGTACTACACCACGCTGAAGAGTGATTGGTGAGAAGGTTGTTTGACCAGGAATCTGGTGAACGGTAGTGTTGTATCCACCTTCACGGTAAGGGATGCTGTCAGTGTTAACTGCCAGACCTGATACCGAAGTGAACCCTACAGTTACCTTTGGTGCAGTTTTCAACCATGATGAACTGTTTCCAATTCCAGGTAGAGGCTTGAAAGTGACCAAGAATCGGAAATTTCTGATTGGGTCAGTCTCAAGTGTTGAGCGGTTATTGATAATAGTTGGACCAGCCATTTATTATTTCTCCTTCGGTTATTCTGCAGTCTTTTGACTGAGGTTGATGACAACAAACTCTGCAGGGTATTCTAGAGCCACACCGATTTCGACGTGAACCTCACCTGCTTCAATTGTTGATGTTGTGTTGTTTTCTTCATCACATTTAACATAGAAAGACTCTTCAATAGTGTTTCCACGTAGACCACCCTGATTACGGTAGTCGTTCAAGAATGCGCTCAAAGAAGTTCTTAGACGAGACCACAAAATTTCTGTATTGTTTTCAAATACAGCAAACTGTGCGATGTCGTTTAGACGCTTCTCTAAGTAGATTAGGCTACGACGCATACTTACATAGCGGTTTGCAGTTCCATCTTGCTGAAGAGTACGTGCTCCCATAATCACAATGCCGGCACCTGGAATATTACGGATAGCGTTAACAACGTTTCTGTTATCCTTGGTTCCATCAGTAGCAACACCGCTGTTAAGAGCGTCAAGTTCAGCAGGGCTGAATGCCTTTTCAAGAGCAATTGCATCCACAATCCTTGACTGAATTCCTGCAGGAGACTTGAATGGACCAACAGTAGCGTCAGTAGCTAGATATTGCCCAACAACTGAACCTGATGGACCAATACGACGAACAGAGCTTCCTGAACGACCTACTGGGTCAGTAATATAGATGTGAGGGTAATAAACAGCTGCACGACTTGACTTGTTTAGGTCACCAGAAGCCTGCAGAGCTAGATTAACTGAACTAATTTCAGGAGCAGTCTCAATAACTACAAAGTTTCTTAGGCCAGAGTTAAGGCTTTCTACCCAGTCAATCAAAGCGTTGTATACCCAGTGTGCCGCATCCCATGAACCAAGCTTGTTAATCACATCTGGAAGGAAGAACACTAGCGGACGGTCAATGCTTTCAAATTCCTTAAATAGCTCAAGGTCATCAATAACATAAGCGTCTGCAACGTTGACTGTACGAGTAGCAACACCTGAAGAGTCACTAACTGCTGTAGTAGTAGTATTAGCCACCTTAAATCCTGCAGGACGTGTTGCAACTCCACTTGTCACAGTTCCACTGTCGCTTGCGGTACCAGCAACAGTGAACTTAGCAGGGCGGTTAATCTTACCATCAGTAACAGTAGCAGATGTTGTTGTAGAACCAGCAACTTTAAATGTAGTTCCTGCACTATCGGTTACAACTGCGTTTGTTACGTTGTATGCAGCTACAGACGCTCCAGTAATAGTTACTAGGTCTCCTACAGCAATGTTGTGTCCAGAAGCAGTAGTATATGTATACTTGCTTCCATCTCCAGCCACTGCGGTAAACGCACGGTCAACAACAGCAGCAGTAACAGCAACAACAGGCTTATTAGTTACGTTATAAGCAGTAACGCTAGAGCCGGTAGTTGTTACTAGGTCACCAGCAGATAATGCCGGGCCACCCTGGTAGGTGATGTTAGTTCCGTCACCCTTAGCAGCCAAAATAGTACCGCTAATTGATGTAACAATATCTGTAATAGGAACTGCTGGAGATGCGTTGTATCCTGTAGGAACTAGACCTGAAATAGTAATTTCTTGACCAACAGTGAATGAGTTGTTGGCTGCGTATGTAACCTTTGTACCATCTCCGTTTAATCCGGTAATAGTTGCAGTTGTAGTAGAGTCAACTACAGTTGGGTCAAACACAACGTCACCAGTGTAGTCTGAGTAAGTTAGTGCAATTTCTGGGTCTGGTGCTCCAGATAGCGCAATCAAATCAGAGCTTGGAACGTAGGCAGCATTTTTTGCAACAGAGTAAGTCACTACTGGGTTAATAGCAACACCACTTGAATTGTATTCAGTTACAGCACCTTCAAGAATTCTGATGTAATTTGAACCAAATTCAAGAACAGCAGGAGCATAGTCACCTGATAGAGAATCGTGGAATAAAACTCCGTTAAACTGCTCTACAAGAGTGTCGTCCCCACCATTTGAAGTCACTACGTCACCAGTTAGAACGTCAGGTCTACCAGCTTCGTAGTAAACACTGATATCAAAGTAACCTGGGTCACGAACAACCTTTGATGAGGTAATCTTTACACGAATATTGTTTCCGTCAATACCGCGGTGCTTTGCAGAAATTGTGCAAAGAGTACCGGAAGTATAGCCTTCTACAGAACTTGTAAATGGAAGGTTTACCTTAGCAACCTTTTTAGCAGCTGCTGGAAGAACGCGCTTTACATAAAGCTCTGTTCCACCATTCTTAAAGAATGAGCCTACTGAAAATGATGCTGGATATGATTTGTTATAGCCACCGAACTTCTTTACAAAGTCATACCACGAAGTAACGCGGGTTACGGTGTCAGGGCCCTGAGCAAATGCAGCAATTACTGCACCAGCTGAGGTTGCGCTAGCTACACCAGTAACTGGTGCTGCTGACGATAGAAGTTCATTAATATAAACTCCAGGACGATTATATGTCGTCATTTGTTTCTCCTAACTAGGGGGTTTATTCTGGGGGTTCCGTTTAGTATACGAGTAACACCTTAACTGGTTCCCAAGAAGTACGGGTCAGAGGTTGTTCCTTCAGCCCGGTCTGCAGTTGGGGGGTCAATTTGTACTTCAAGTGTTTTATTGACATTTCGGTATAGTCCTTGCGCAATCTCGGATGAGACACGCACGGTTATTGAGTTAACAAACAGACGCTTTGCCTGTTCGGTGACGTCACGCTTTGTAACGTTTATGACATCCATACGTCGCAAAGTAGAGAGGACTGTGGTTGTTTGATTAACAGTCGCACTCTTCTCTACAACTTCTAGATAGCCAAATCTAGGTAGTCTATCTGTCATTAGCTGAGATAGAATAGCTCGGTCATGTCTAGGATGACGAGAGTAAGTTGTAATTTGATAGGTTAAATAAACTGGGATAGGCATTTCAATTTCAAAGCCTTCAGTTTCTGGATTAAAATCACCTTTACTTAGATACTCTGGAGAAACAAGGCCACGCATTTCGCGCATTGTATCTCTTTGAATTTCTAGAAGGTCAATAGTAATGTATGGGTAAAGCTGTGCTGTAATTTCCTGGTCAGGTTGACCAAAATAAGCACGTACTTGACGGTCAACACCATCTCCGTCTGATTTTTGGTCTTGTACAACCATCCCTTGGAGACGTTTTCTCATAGCCTCATCTTCACTTAGTAAAAAAGTCATTTAAGCTCTTTTCCCAAGTAGTTGTCAAATAGAATAGCAAGCTGATTTTGATAAATTTTATTGCTATCAGCTTTTCTAACAGTTGCCTTAGGTTGGTGATTTTGAGTTCCAAATTCATGGTCAAAAGCTTGTGCAGCAAATTTATCATCAACGTTAACTGTGGCTCCCCCACCTGTAGTATCAACAGTTATAGAGTTAGCAACCTGATAATCCCAGCCATCTTTCATAGCCTGATTTCGCAGCTCAGCTGTGGCAACACGTGCCATCTTGTGAACTGCTTGTTTTAGGGCTTTAGTAAGTATGTCCATTAGTTCTTTTTACCTGTATGGGATTGCGGTCTTTCGAATTTATCGTTCATGTAGCCTGCGCTAAGCATACCCATGAGTACATCGTGTCGAAGGTTGGGGTTCAAACCATTAGCTCCTTGAGTAAACTGCTGTTTCTCTTGGAATGCTAAATATTCGTTTACCTTCGTCCACCAGGGCTTAAATTCTGGAGAAGACATCGCAAAAATCCTTTACAGGCGCAAACTACATACGTAGATAGGTTCCGCACGGTTCCTATACTATAAGGATAAAGAAAAACCCTGACGTTGTCAGGGTTAATCTAAATGTTTGTGTTGGATTATCTCTTTTTAGCCTTTGCTAAAAAGCCAGACTTAGGACCGCTTCTTTTTGCATCCAAATCAGTTGTTTTTTTATATTGCTTAATTACGCCCTTAGTTGAGGCGGAAGCTGCCTTTGCAATTTTCTTTGAGGTTTTAGGGGTAGTTTTTTTATCCCCTAAATAAGCTGCAACATCTTCACCCTGAGCTTTATTAGTAATTTTAATTGCAGCTTTTGCTCCAATACTTCTTCCACGTCCAGCAGTACGTTCAGCAGTTGCTCCAGCCCTCTGTATTTTACGTAAACTTGCCATGATTACTTCTTCTTACTGTAATAGGTTGGCATTGGTTTACCACCACGAGCAACAATTGATTGATTAACTCTCCTCATTGCAGTTGCACCTTTGCTGCTACCATTAGTCCGCATAGTTGATGGTGTGCCATCGGATTTAACACTAGCTCGACGCAGTGCTTTATTTGCCTTAGTCATGTCTGATGTCCTCTGGGCAGGAGTTGCTTTCCCTTGTCTTTGAAGCGCACTAGTTGCAACTGCTCTTTGCGATTGTGATTTAGATTTAGACACTAGTTTGTTTTGTTGTTTTTTACTTACTGCCATGATTACTTCTTCTTTCCTTTGATACGGGCTGCTAGAGCCTTATCCTTCTTGATGTCTTCCTTCTTAGAAGGCTTCTTAGCGTCCATCTTCTTGTCAGCTGCTTCGAACTTCTTCTTCTCAGCTGGAGTCATGCCCTTTTCGAGCTTCTTGTCCTGCTTTTCGTCAGCCTTTGAGCCAATCCATGGAGGCATCTTCTTGCCAGACTTCTTCTTGTCAGCCATACGCTTCTTACAATCCGCGCACTTACCGCATTTACACATTGCCATTGTCTTCTTCTTTCTGCTTATTTGCACATGGGTAGCAAAT